CTTCCTGGTACGTCATAAGGGCCTCTTCCATGGTGTCAAAGGATGAAGGGGCCGCCATAGCGGCATGGCCTTTCACCCGGACAGGAATGGGGTGTACGGGGTGTCCCGGTAGGTTGATCCTCAAGATCAGGCCGGGCTTGTGCCCCTCTCATGACATGGGGGCACAATGATTTCTGCTGGCGCTTTTTCCATCGTGTCAGGAGTATCTGAGCTTTTTCAGTGGCCAGACATCAAAATGTTCTTTGTTTGTTCTTTTGTGGCGCGGGATAAATACACTCATTAACTGTATATTGACCATTTATTCTTCTTTAAATGGGTCCATATATGGACTATATTATAAATAAGTATTTATATGGAGCAATGAAATGGCGCAGATTCCTTGTACTGAACTGGCCACAAGTCGCCGTGATCTGGCGGGTCCTGCCCTGCGTACATTCTTCCGGATTGCGGAACTGTGGAGCTTATCGGTTGAGGAGCGCATGATTTTGTTAGGAGTGCAGGCACGGTCCACTTTCTTTAAATGGAAGAAAGGACATGTCTCAACCCTGCCCAAGGATACCTTGGAACGAATTTCCTATATCCTGGGCATCTATAAGGCATTACAGATCCTTCTCCCTGATACGGAAGCTGCGGATCAATGGATTCGGTACCCCAATATGGCCCCCGTGTTCAATGGTCAGTCCGCACTGGAACGGATGCTCTCCGGACAAGTTTCTGACTTGTTTGTTGTCCGGCAATACCTTGATTCCCAGCGTGGCGGGTGGGCATGACCTTTCCTGTCTGTCGCGTTGAATGGAATCCCGGATGGCGCATTATCCCCAGCCGGTTCCCTCCTGTTAACCTATTTGAGCGCGTTACGGATCCTTCTGACCTAGAGGCTGTCATCGAGCTTGAGTCCATGACCAACCCGCGTTTGCGTGATGCCGTCGGTGATATTCGCCTGGTTCCGCCGCAAGACCGGATCAGCGGGCCGGGAACAAGCGTAATTATGGCCGCATTTACCCACCTCAATCCTGAGGGAAGCCGTTTTGCAACATCATCTTATGGTGTTTTCTATGCAGCATATGCCTTGGAAACAGCGATCAAGGAAACCAGCTACCATCGAGCCCGTTTTATGCGGGCAACACAGCAGCCCCCGATGGAACTGGATATGCGGGCCTATGTGGTCACGGTTTCTGCCAACATGATCGACCTGAGGGGGTGCCAAAAGACTCATCCGGGCCTGTATGATCCGGACAACTATGCCGCCTCACAAGCTATGGCAGGTACACTGCGTGCACAGGGCGCGAATGGCTTGATCTATAATAGCGTGCGACATCATGGCGGTGAATGCATTGCCGCGTTCCGTCCATGTGTTCTGTCAGATTGCCGTCAAGAAAGGCACTTGTGTTACATCTGGGATGGACGGTCGATAAGCACATATTACGAGAAAAAAGATTTCCGTACGCTTGTTTCCCTACCGGTCCAGGCATGATAGGCTCCCGCTCCTTCGTGACAAATGGCAAGGCATCGTTTGCTCTGTTACCCGCGCACCGTTTAATAAAGCAGGCATGTCTGTGACTTCTCCCCAAAATTCACATATTGGACGACCTGCCATACTGGCGGCCCGTGCCCTGATTATGCTCAGCCCCCTAGGTGTGGATATCTATCTGCCGGCGGTGCCACAGATTGCTGAAGATCTTGGACCGCAAGCATCGTTATCTATCAGCATTTATTTGGCAGGGCTTGGGTTGGGACAGCTTGTATGGGGTTCACTTTCGGATCGGATGGGCCGTCGTCCTGTTGCCATCTGGGGATGCTCCCTGTTTGCGTTGCTGTCTCTGCTTATTGTTTTCTCCGAAGGATTGCCGGAGTTTCTGGGGCTGCGTCTGCTGCAGGGCGTTATGGCAAGCTCGGCCGCTGTGTGTGCAACAGCAATGGTACGCGACTGTTACAGCGGGAAAGATGCTGCGCGTGAATACAGCATTCTGATGGGTGTTCTGAATGCTGTTCCCTTTGCCGCTCCTCTCATTGGCGGGATACTAACCGCATGGTTTTCGTGGCGCAGCTGCTTTGTTGTCCTGACAGGTTTCGGAATTTTCCTGACAATCTGGCTGGCATGGTGCATGCCCGAAACAGCACCGGAAGGGCTTGAGAACAGCGGCACACATACTCAAACACCACCATGGACCAGCCCTGTTTTTCTCGGATTCTCTGTGTGTTGCTGCATGGGGCTGGGTGTTCTTTTGTCCTACGTAACTCTTATTCCCTATACTTTGATGGAAGGATACGGTCTTTCCAGCTTGGAGTTCGGGGTGCTGTTTGCCTCAAATGCCGGCTTGATCAGTCTGGTGTGTATTGCCTTTTCCCGTCTGATCGCCCGAAAGGGACCTCTGGCAGTTTTGCGCCTGTCCGCCTTGCTGATGCTTGGGGGTGGGGTCCTTCTGGTACTGTGCCTGAGTATATGGCCGGATGTACGCCATGTTGCTCTGTTTATGGGGCCTGTTGCCCTGATTTGCATTGGCTTCTCCGGGCTTATGGGACCGGCCCGTGGCATGGCCATGCAGCCTTTCGAGCGGGGAAGCGGTAAAGCTGCAGCCGTCCTTGGAACAGCACAGATGTTATGGGCTGCAGTAACCAGTGCAGTGGCTCTTGCTTTACCGCTGCCGTCGCATCTGATTCTGGGTGGCATTACTGCCCTGACCGCGATAGCCTCCCTCGTGATTGCCAAGATCATGATTCGCCGTTATGGCGTAGACGTTCTGGAAGGACGGACGGTCAGAGTGCAGCCTGCGATCTGACAGGACCATGCAAGCCATTTTTCTTGTCTGGATCCTGGATTCTGAACCTAACAATTCATAACAATAAGCATAATAAAAGTATTTAATATTCACTAATAATGCGTTATAATCACATAATATTTTAGTTATTATTTTATTCTTATATGTTATTTAGTCTTGACTTTTGCCCTTGGAGCGAAGGCAAGATAATGGGTATTGATGAAAGCATAATGGAAATTGCTTCTGTTATTGGTCGTGAGAAAGCTCTCTACTTGATTGGCTGTCTGGGACGATCGGGGAAGCGACCGTGGCGGCTTAATCTCTATATCCCGAGACATCCCGGTGACAGTCATCCCTTGGTTAAAATACTGGGGAAAGAAGACGCCCTGAGAATGGCCCGCGAATTTGGTGGGATGAATTTGCAGCCTGCAAATGGCAATGCTCTGGTACGGCGCTTCAGGTCACGCGAAATACAGCGCCTCGTAACGGAGGGGAAGCCTGTTCGTGATATTGCTGACTTATTCCAGGTTACCCAACGCACCGTTTTGAACGCCATAAAAATCAACAAGAATAATCATAATTATTATGAAGGTATATAACTTGGAAAGATATATATTTGACTGGGGAAAGTACAAAGATTTCTCGAAAATTGAGTTTGCATGCAAGTACAGTCATCGCTGCCATATGAACGCCGCTTTCATGGATCGACTCCAGTCCCTCAGAACCTTGTATGGAAAGCCCATGGTTATTACCAGCGGCTTTCGTGATCCCTCTCATCCCGCTGAAGTGGGCAAGATAAAGCCCGGTCCACATACAACAGGAAGAGCCTGTGACGTTGCCGTGGGTGGTGCCGATGCCCTGCTGTTGATTCAGCTTGCCTTGGAAAAGGGTTTCACCGGCATTGGCATTCAGCAGAAAGGGGTTCTGCGTTTCTTGCACCTGGATGACCTGCCTGCAGAGACAGACAGACCTCGCCCCTTTTTATGGAGTTATTAAATCCATGCTGGATGATTCAACCTCTCTTGAAAAGATGAAGTCCGTTACTCCCCCTTCTGTTCCTGATCAGGTGGTACGTGACAGCTGGATGCCTTCGCTGATGACCTGTGCCCTGATCATCATGGTTGTTGCCCTTGTGGCTGCCTTGCTGTGGGTACCAACTCCGTCCGGTAATGCTGATGTCATTCATCTGATTGCCGGACAGATTATCGGCGCCTTTGCAACCGCAGTTGCATACTGGCTGGGCAGCAGCCGCAGCAGCCACGACAAGCAACGACTGCTGACCCATGGCGCCCCACCCCTGCAAACAAGGAAAGACGGACTGTGAGCAAACAGGACACAAGCGTTGATATAGAGCAATTACTCTCCTCAATCCGGGGAGACATGCAGAAAAACTTACCAAATGTGCCGGTATTTGACGGAGAGGCTTCCGGAGCAGTTTCCCCTGACCAAGGCTTGGCAATCCAACTCGACGTTCTCCGGCTGGATCCGGATCGGACTTTTAATCCGGGCACCGAGCAAACAGCTGTTTCCGTGGTTCTACAGGCCACCGTTCTGGTTGCCGGGGATCAGCTTCATCCGACACATATTTCCCGCAGCACCGCAATCTCTCTGGCTTCACGGATTTCATGGCAACGCTGGGGGTGCTCCGTTGGTCCTGCCGAGTTGGACTCTGTTGCTCCAAAGCCTGTTGCCCTGGAAGGATTTCATCCGGTTGCGTGGGCTGTTACTTGGAAACACGCCGCATTTCTTGGACGTTCCCTGTGGGATTCTGATCGTATTCCTGCGCGTTTTGTAGCGCAGCTTGGTAATGCGGCGTGGCGTCCGAAGCAGCCCACCGCAGAGCAGGTACGGAAGAAACCGTCTGTTGTTCTGGCAGTGCCATCAGAAGACAAACCGGATCAAGAGTGGATTGTTGCTTCAACACCACATGCCAGAAATGTTCACTACGGCTCTGGTTCGGACCAAAGTGAAGGATACCAGTCTCACTATCATCCTCTGGAAGAAAAGATCAAGCAATGAGCCAGTGGGGAATTGCAGATCTGGAGCGACGCCTGGCCAATATGGTCCGCATTGCGATCATTGATGCCGTAGACCACACAAATAGGAAAGTCCGCGTTACCGCCAAGGGATTTCTCAGTGCTTGGCTGCCATGGCCTACGGAAACAGGGCGTAATTTTCGTCGTTGGCGTCCTTTGCGTCCAGGGCAACAGGTCGTTCTGGTTGCTCCATCGGGTGATCTGACCCGCGCTGTTATAGCCGGTATGCTTTACAGCCACAGTCTGGACGCACCCGACAACAACGAAAATCGGGATACAATCCTGTTTGATGATGGAACATGTCTTCAATACGACAGTGCCAATCATCATCTGTGTATGACCGTGGGGCAGAGTACAGTCAGCATCAGACAGGACAGTCTTCGCCTGTCATCGGGCGGAAGTTCCCTGCTGATCAATGATGCCGGCATTACCCTGAAGGGGGCACGTATTGATCTCAACTGATACAGAGAACTTGCAGATCCGCACGGTAACCTGGACACCAAAGCCCGGTGCTTTGTTTACACTGCCTGAAACGTCTGCGCATCTATCACGGAGCATTACCTGCACGGTACGAGATCCGGCTTTTCGTGGTCTAGCCGTAACAGGTTATCACGCATCCTTGGAACCGAAGCTTGCAACCCTGTCCATAAACTGTACAGCCGGGGCTGTTCATGTAACGGCTGATCGGCTGCACGGATCGTTTGATGGCATGCGCCTGACTTATCGACAGGGCAATGCGTTGATTCAGGCTCATAGCTGGGATGATCTTCCGGCTTCAGGCATCGATCTGGTAACGTTCCATCCTTCACGGACCAGGCGGTATGACGGACGCCTTGTGGTAACGGCATCCTTGTCTGACGGCACAACAGAGCAAGCAACCTACACACTTTGTATTTTCCAGGACTGGACAGCCGGGAGCCTCCGGTTGAGAGAGGAAATCCATGCCCGCTGTTACCCGCAAGAATGATCCTTGTACAGGCCACGACCTTTTCCCACCGCGTGACAGTATAGAAGGAAGTCCATCGGTCTTTGTCAATGGCCGCCCGATACACCGCAAGGGAGACGCATGGGCGGATCATTGTGATCCCTCACCATCATGCCATGCCAGCACGTTGGCAGAGGGTTCGGCCTCGGTCTTTGCCAACGGCCAGGCCGTAGGGCGGATCGGAGACCCGGTCAGTTGCGGTTCAACCGTCGCCGAAGGCTCTCCATCAGTCTTTGCCGGATAAATAAAGGATGGAAAGGCCGCCAGGGGACATGGAGCAGGCAAGCCGACAATATCAGCTCCATGAACGGAACAAACGCAAAAACGGGCAAACACCTGTCCGGCCTTGACCATCTCTCGCAAAGCGTCCGGGATATCCTGACGACCCCTGTGGGCAGCCGTGTCATGCGTCGTGACTATGGAAGCCGGCTCTATCAGCTGGTTGATGCCCCCATAAACCAAAACATCTTGCTGGAGCTGTACGCAGCAACCGCCGAGGCCCTGAACCGTTGGGAACCACGCCTGAGACTACAGCGGGTCCATGCCCGCAGTGCACGGCCGGGCTGTGTGATTCTGGAGCTGACCGGAGAGTACATGCCAGGCAAGTACATCATTACTCTGGACGGAATAGAAATAACCTGATGGCGCACGGATTTACAGCTGTAGACCTGTCCCGGCTCCCTTCCCCCAATGTGGTAGAAACGCTGGATTATGAAGCAATCTTTTCAGACATGCTGGAAGACCTGCAAAAGCGCGACCCCGTGTTCAAGGCGTTGCTGGAAAGTGATCCTGCATACAAGATACTGGAAATAGCAGCCTATCGCGAACTGCTGTTGCGGCAACGTGTCAACGAAGCTGCCCGTGGTGTGATGCTGGCATATGCCACAGGGGCAGACCTGGATAATCTGGGAGCCTTGCTGGGCGTTGTACGCAAGACACTGTTGCCCGGCGATCCAAAGGCGGTACCACCCGTTTTACCGGTTCTGGAAAACGATGATGATCTTCGCCGCCGGATTCAGCTTGCTCCCGAAGGTTTCAGCACAGCTGGTCCTGCGGGGGCCTATGTTTTCTATGCCTTGACGGTTGATGGCGTCGCAGACGCCAGTGTACGCAGCCCGGCTCCTGGTGAGGTAGAGGTTACAATCCTGTCGCGCAGCGGCAACGGTACTGCGGACACCGCGCTGCTGCAAGGCGTGCAGGATATCTTGTCTTCCGACGAGATCCGCCCCCTGACAGACAAGGTTGCTGTCCGCAGTGCCACGATCCATGAATATAATATCAATGCAACGCTGTACTTTCACCCTGGCCCGGGGCGTGAACAGGCACTTGAACAAGCCCGGAAGGCGATTGCCGCTGTGGTTGCCCGCCCGCGTCGCCTGGGTCTGGACGTGACCCTGTCGGAGCTTTATGCCGCCCTGCACCAACCTGGTCTCCAAAGGGTCGAGCTGACCGGCCCGCAACAAACGATAACGGTCGGTGCAGACGAAGCAGCCTGGTGCCAGTCCATAACCCTGAAGGACGGGGGCGTTGATGCCTGAATCCCGTCCTGGTCTTTTACCTGGTAATGCCACACCGGCCGAGCGCGCCCTGGAACAAACACTTGCTCGATTGTCGGATGTTCCGGTTCCCCTACGCTCCCTGTGGAATCCGGATACCTGCCTGCCTGAGCACTTGCCCTGGCTGGCTTGGGCGCTGTCCGTTGACAACTGGGATCCATCCTGGCCAACCGATGTCAAGCGCCGACATGTACGCAAGGCTATTGATATTCAGCGACGCAAGGGAACGGCCAAATCTGTACGAACGGTTGTTAATACCTTTGGTGCCAACCTGTCGCTACAGGAATGGTGGCAGACATATCCGCCCAAGGCCCCGCATACATTCAACCTGCACCTGACCCTGGGTGACGACACACCGTCGGATGCCGCCTGGCAGCAAGACATCATCCGCGAAGTCAAGCGCACCAAGCCTGTAAGGTCCCACTTCACGCTGACAGTTGGCAAGGCCGCAACAGGGGGGGCGACACTGACAGGCGCATTATGTCCAGTCACCGCCCGGCGCCTGATAACCGATGAGGAACCGCCAGCCCGGAAAATCCGGCTGGCTCTGAAGGGTGTAGCCTGCAAAGCCGATTTCTTGCGCCTGGATCTCAACGCGCGGCGTTTTGTCTGCTGTGGTGGATTCGGGACAAGCGGTGCCCTGCGTACAGCCAGTTATACGCGCATTCATTAAAGCTATTTGCCTTTACTGTATCGGAACATATTATGTCATCCACTCGTA